ACATCCAAAGGAACGGAATATTGGGAAATATATTAAACAGATTGGAGAATTGATGCCGATATATGACTATGAGTGTAGAGACTGCGGAGTAGAAGTGAGTGATGTTTTTCAAAAGGTTACAGATCCAGAACTAAAAACTTGTCCCAAATGTGAGAAAGAGGGTCTGTTTAGAGTGGTTACTGGTGGGCTTCACAGTTTCATGGCGGGTAGCAATACGATAGGCAGTATCGTAGATAAAAACAACAAGAAGTATAAAAGTCAAATTCAAGAATCTGACGCTAAAAAACAAGAAGAAAATCCAGCACCAGAAAAAGCTTGGTATAATAAAAAGGGGTCTAAGACAAAAAAAGAAATAAACAAAATGAATGACTCTCAAAAAACAAGATACATAATGGAGGGAAGATGAAATTTATTCAAGAGATAACACATGACGAAGAAATTCCAATCAGTATGGAGTACGATATAAACAGGGATGGAGAAACTGTTAAAAACGTAAAAGAAATGGTGTTTGGCAAAGCCGTAGTAGTTAAAGACAAAGTAGAAAAAAAATATTTTGTCTTGACATACGACAACCAAATATACGACCCATTGGGAGCTTCTTCCACAAGAGAAGATTTTATTGAGACTAAACTAAAGATGGTATCAAAAGATACTTTTGATTACTATTCTATTTATCTTAAAACCAAGAACTCTATTTATTTAACTAAGGCAAACAGGAGATTTTTGAATGAGTAAAAAAGGACCGTTAGGAAAAGTTGAAAAATTCTACATTGAGAACAACCATGACAAAAACATTGAGGATTTAGCAAAGGATTTAAACAGAGCAAAGAGCGCAGTTAAGGCGTACTGGGAAAAGTGTGAACGAAAATCTAAGAACATTGACGTTACAACAGAAAGTAAAAGCCCAACCCATATATCTTCGCAAATCCCTTCTTCTAGGGGGTCTACTGTGATGACAGAAAATGGATCAATGCTTTCCGACGAATACAATTACAATTCCTCAGAAAGAAAAAGACCAGCATGTACCGTTCCTGTGAGGGGTGCAAATGGATAAGGACAAATGGATAAAACAGTATAGAACAAACAAGAGCGCTGTATGGATTAGGTGTAAGCTAACCAACGGCGAAGAGTTTAACTACGATAATTTTAGTGGTTGGCGCACAATAAAAGAGAAGTGTGACAAAGAAAATATGTTTTTGTCACAATTATACTTGCAATATCGCTCTCATAAGTGTAAAATAGATGTTAGCGATGCAGAAGCTGTATACCTTGTTAGATCTGTGCTAGGTCAAATGGGAGGTGACACAAAAAACTACTATACAGTAGGAACCTTGATAGATGGAACTGTCTATAAAAAAATGTGGATAGTACCGGAATTAATTGTAGACAAAGAGTATGAAGATGAAATTGAAAACTGTTTTGAAGAAGCAATCATCTATGACAAAACGAAAGAGAACAGAGAAGAGCAAGTATCAGCATCAGACAACAGGTGATCACTGCACCTGTTCCGCCTATCTAGCGGAAATGATGTGCCTTCGATTAGCAGAATACAAGAACGAAGGCAATCTAACATATAAGTTCTGGAATAAAAAACCTTGGGATTGGACTTTTAAGCAGCAAATGTTTGCTGCTAATGAGTTAATAAAAATCTACGGAGAAAAAGCTGTCGTAAGAGCAGTTATCAAACAAAAGACTATTTTCTCTCTAAAGAACAGTCGTATTAAACCAGAGATATATAGACAAAAGAAAATAATTGAACAAGAAGAAAGCAAGCCTACTCAAGAACTAGAGATAAAAAAAGAAGCAAAGACTAGAAAAAAATCATACGGCAAATCCAGTAATTTAAACAAGCTTAGGAAATTAAAAGATGGCAAAAAAGAAGACGATCAAGAAACTTCCTGATGGGGTTAAAGGAACAATCGAAAAGAAGTACGGAAAGATCATTGAGTCTGGAACAACAGTTCTTGAGCAACTAGGAGAAATGAAGGTGTTGAGCATTTCTCCTGCTATTGACTTAGCTTTAGGGGGAGGCATTAGAGAGGGACAGGTTGTTGTTTTAACAGGAGATCCAAAAACCGGCAAAACTACGACCGCATTATATGCTGGAGCTAAGGCTCAAGCGCAGGGTAGAAAAGTGTACTACCTAAACACTGAGGGTCGATTGACTAAACATAACTTTACTGGAATCAAAGGTCTTGATATCGACGCTATTGAGATTATTCAGTCTACAGACGATAAACCTATGGTTTCTGCTGAAACATACCTAAATGTAATGGAAAGGTTGATCAAAGAAGAAGAAAACCTATTCTTTATCTGTGACTCTACATCTAACATGGTCCCTCAAGACGAACTAGACGGAGAGATCCGCACAGGTGTTCGCAATGCCCTGCCACGGTTGCTATCTATGTTTTTTAAACGTATTAGTGGCGACATGTCTAGAATGAAAGCTATCGGTATTTTCATCACTCACAATATTGCTAATACAGGTGGATCAAGATTTGCGCCAAACAAAATGGCAGACTGTGGAAATATGTTACAGTTTCAAGCCGGAACGAACATGGTGATTACTCATAGAGGAAAATGGGAAGTCCCTAAAGAATCAGGCAACCATGTTGGTCAAATTGCTAATTGGATGGTAAAAACCTCTGCTGCTGGAGGAACTCCACTTACACAATTTCAAAGCTGGATTCGCTACGGCGTGGGCATAGACGAAGCGCAAGAACTTGCACAGATCGCTACAGAGTTTGCGTTAATTCAAGCAAAAGGTGCTTGGTACACCTTTACTTCCTTAATAGAAGATCGAGACGAAGCAGTCGTTAAGAAGTGGTTTGAATCTAATCACCCTAGTGCTATAACAGAAGAAGAAATAACTAAAGTACTCAAATTCCAAGGCATGGAAAAAGTAACTAATTTTCTTAACGATAACGACTGTTTAAGAGAATATCTGTACAGTCAAGTAAGGGAACTATTCGAGTGAAAGTAAAAGGATTAAACGGCAGAGAATATAATCTGGACACTAAAAAATATTTGATTAACCATCGGAGTAAGTGTAGCTTTTATCACTTACAGGCTAGGGCGCTTATAGTGCAGCTATTTCATCCTTATCAGATACTTGAAGAAGTTACGCTTCCCGGTTCTTCTAATAAAAAATCCAAGTTAGCTCTTGATTTTATGATTCCACCTTGTATGATGGCTATAGAAGTTCACGGCGAACAGCATTTCAAGTACACACCGTTCTTTCATAAAAGCAAAGTGGGTTTTGCTCAAGCTAAACGGCGAGACTTAGATAAAAAAGAGTGGTGTAGGATTAACGATATTACACTTGTAGAATTACGTTGGGACGAAGACTCAGAATATTGGAGACAAAAAATTGAACTCGCAAGAACGACTTGAGTATTTCCTTAAAGGGATTGACACTTACATGCTTGGTAATCATATTTCAAGCCCAAAGTTAAATACAGAGAGCATGATACCAGAAACTATAGACGTTTTAAAACTGACTAATTTGACTCAACAAGAATGTTTTGAGTATGCGTACTTACTAATCCAGTACGCAGACCATATAGGCACAGAGCGATCTAAAACACAAAATGTAGTTAGATGGTGTGAAGATTCTCTACAAAAGATTATTGGTCAAGAAATTGAAGATGGCGAATGGGGTCAGTATGAAAAACACGAAGTCAAAGTTGGTCAGATTTTGAGAAACAATTCGGTAGCGAATAAAATCAACGACTGGAAGATAACCGCAGAGGGTCGTCTTGAACACTTACAGCAGCGAGATTATAACGTTCGTCGCAAGGCAGATATTCTAATAGAAAAAGGAAGAAGAAAATGAATTCAGAAGATATGGCTAACTTTATTGAATCGCTTAATCCAAAACAGGTGGCTCAATTTCAACAAGCATTTAAGACTATCGGTGATACGATGGAAGTAGAAGTAAAAGAAGAAACACAACAAGAGGAAACGGTTTCCTCAAAACCTCAATCCAGAGTGAGTGAGGATTTTAAAGTTAAACCTACAGATAACTCAACTAGGAAAGTACCAGTGAGAGCAAAAGACAATAAGTGGAAAGATACGGGTGAAAAAAGAGATCCTAACTTTGACCCAGCAGTTTATGAGGCTATGGGTAAATCAGAAAGAGATAGACCAAAAGCTAAAAAAGTTGAACTAGACTGTCATGTTTGCGGTAGAACTTTTATGGAATCTCCCAAGCTAGTATACGGAGACTATCATAGATGTAATCGTTGCGGAGGACGATAATGGAATCGAATCTATTAGACTTAGGCGCTGAGAGAGCAGTTCTTGCTGGTCTGTTCTCTTACGGTCTAGAGTCATACGTTGAAGTAAGCGATATAATTGACCATAATAGTTTTTGTCATCAAAATAACCAGTTAATATATAAATGTATTGAGAAAATACTATCAAAAGAAAACGACGTTGATCTGCCAGCCTTATTATCTGCTGCGAATCAGCTGGGGTTTTCTGAAACGATACAAACAAAACAAGAGCTTGAATATATAAACTCTTTGATGAACTTTCCTGTTAGCAAGGATAATGTTTTTCATTTCGCTGCTCAGGTTAAAAAGTTTGAGTTCGCCAGAAAAATCAGAAGCCTTGCCGGTAAAATAGGCAAAGACATAGAGAAAATCAAAGGCGACGAAGATATAGATACCATTGTAGGGGTTTTAGAGAATCCTGTTATGGATTTTTTAAGAGAAGAAGACACAGACGAGAAACAAGAACTTCTTTGTGAGAATATTGAAGAATACATAGAGTTCTTACAGGAGAACCAGTGCGATCAAATTGGACTGAGCAGTGGCTTTCCACGATATGATGCTGTTGTAGGAGGCGGCTTGAGACGTAAGTGTGTAGACATGGTTGCAGCAAGACCGGGAGTTGGTAAATCAGTGTGGGGCGATAACATCGCTCTAGAAAACGCTAGAAAGGGTATTCCTGTTTTAATGCTGGATACAGAAATGAGCAAAGAGGACCACCTAAATAGAATTCTTTCTAATATTAGTGGAATAACCATCAACGACATTTCAACAGGTAAGTTTGCAAAAGATCCAGAAAAAATCATAGCACTCAAATCTGCGGTAGAAGAAGTAAAGAACATACCCTACACATACGTTTGTGTAGCTGGCGCTCCATTTGAAACAATTCTTAACCATATCAAAAGATGGGTTATGAGAGAAGTTAAGACAGACGAAGAAGGTAGAACAAACGACTGTTTAGTGATCTACGACTACCTAAAGTTAATGGCATCTTCTGGCATATCTAATTCTGTTGCAGAGTTTCAAGCGCTTGGCTTTCAGATTATGGATCTTCATAACTTGACCGTCAAACTAGACATTTCTTGTCAAGCGCTATGTCAACTAAACAGAGATGGAATTACAAGAGAAGATACAGGCTCTATGAGTGGCTCTGACAGGATTGTTTGGCTTGTTACATCATTGTCATACCTTAAAGAAAAATCCGCAGAGGAACTAGCAGAGGACGGACCAAGAGCAGGTACTCATAAGGTAATCAACCTAAAAGCAAGACATGGACCGGGACTCAAAGGAGGCAATTACATCAACTTCAACATGAAGGGTGAGTGTGCAAGATTCACAGAGCTAAGGACAAGAGACGAATTTATAGCAACGGGTGATAATGATGCAATTGAAGGCGCAGAACTACCTTTCGACGAGGAAACAAATGAGTAAATATGAAGCAGAGTTTAACGGTGGACCTTCTCATGGAGATGTAATACCGCTACCTAAGTCACAATCTACCTATAGAGTTACTAAAGTTTATGACAGTGGCCTAACGACAGAATCTACCTACTGGTTAACTAAAACAGAGGATGAAAGATTGTTTTATGATTTGCAACAAGAAGTATTTGTGAAATACTCTAATCATCTTGAAAGGGATGTTAGATGAATACAACAAAACAAAGTCTTGATTTAAATAAAGTAAAAGACCTTATAATAGACAATATAGATGTCTTATTGGAAGACTTATGCTTAGAGTACGAGCAAATATCCGATAACATTTTTATGAGATGTCCAATACACGGAGGAGACAATGACAAAGGTCTGTCAATATCTTTAACGCAAAAGAACTGGCGATGCTGGACTCGCGGCTGTCAAGAAGATTTTGGTACTGATATATTTGGGTTTATTCGAGCCATTAGGGAAGACGGTACTTTTTCTGATACCTTGAGATATGTATGTGGACTTTACCAAGTTGGAAATGAATACAAGTCTACCTCAAGTAAACCTAAAGCCAAGAGAAGCGAGTTCGATGAAATAGTTAATATATTTAACAACAAGAAAGATACAATAAAGCAAGATTATGTGAGAGATGTAGAGACTTTAAATAATTCGTTTTATTTTGAGAAAAGAGGATTTTTACCTGACACATTAGAGCATTTTGGAGTACAAGATTGTATAGATAAGAATTCAAAGATGTGGAATCGTGCTATAATCCCAGTTACTTTCGAGAACAAGGAGGTAGCGTATATTGCCAGAGCAACTAAGAGTTTTATACAACCTAAGTATTTATTTTCTATGGGATTTAAAAAATTAGAGTATCTTTACAACTACGACAATGCAATACAAGTCGCCAAAGAAAAACACGCTTTTTTTATCGTAGAAGGTCAAGGTGATGTTTGGAGAATGTACGAAGCTGGCGTAAAGAATTGCGTAGGTTTGTTCGGTAAGGATATTTCTGAAACTCAAAAGTCTTTATTAATCAAATCAGGAGTGACAGACTTAATTATTCTGACGGACTACGATCAAGCAGGAAGAGAAGGAAGAATGAAGATACAAAGAGAACTAAATAGAATGTTTAGTTTGACCTACCCTCCGATGCCAAAAAAAGACATTGGTGACACGTCAGTCAAGAAGATACACAAACATATTTTATCCCAAGCAGAAGGACTTTATTGATGATTTTAGGAATATCTGGAAAAAAACAAGCTGGTAAAACTACCGTTGCAAATATCATTCACGGAGAAGTTTTGCTAAAAAACAACATGATCAGTGATTATAACATCAGTGAAAAAGGAAAGCTAGTTATTGAAACAATCAACTCTCAGGGACAAAAAGGGTGGGGTGAGTTTGATGTAGAAAGAAAAGATGAGCAATTCATGGAATACGCTCATTATAACATGTGGCCCCACGTAAAGCTTTACAATTACGCAGACCCCATAAAGGATATGTGCATAAATTTATTCGGCTTTACTTACGAGCAAGCGTATGGAACAGACGATCAAAAAAATCAGACTCTTTCTGATATTCGTTGGGAAGATATGCCACGGTTTCAGAATATGAAGCTAATGAAAAAGATGCCTATAGACGCAGTGAAAAGCTGGAACTGGAGAGATGGGGAGATGACAGCCCGCGAGTTTATGCAATTCTTTGGCACAGATATTATGCGTAAAATTCACCCAAACGTATGGGTAAACGCATGTATGAATAAAATTAATAAAGAGGGCAGCGACCTCTCTATTGTTGCAGATGTAAGATTTGCAAATGAAGTTGAAGCTATCAACAGGGTTGGAGGAAAGGTTTTGAGACTAGAAAGAGATGTTCATGAAGACAACCATGATAGCGAGACTGCGTTGAGTGTAGACAACTATGACCAATCTAATTTCTGGAACGTCGTTGACAATAAAGAAATGACAATCGGGGATACTATTTTAGAAATCAAAAAACTACTGGAGACCATTGAATGTTAGTAACCTATGTCAGAAGCTCTTCTTATAATAACTATGATTTTTGTCAGATGCAGTATTTTCTAACTTATAATCTAGGTTGGCGATCTAATAGCGGAAAAAAAGCAGACATGGGGACTATGGCTCACAAAGTCATGGAGATTCTAGCAGGGCTTAAAAAATTTCAACAAGATAACCCAAGAAAGAAATATTTGGTTGTAGAAGATGATAAGTGCGGAAAAGTCAGGGTTCATAAAGATAAGCTAAATACAGACGAGCTTGTAGATAAATTAACGGAGGACGCAATACAAGCTTACTCCGCAACGTCTAGTCACAAGTTCTACCCTAAAGAGCGTGGCGAAGTAAGAGCGACAGTAGAGACTTTTTTAACTTGGAATGACGACCAGTTTGACCCTAGAAAAAGAAATATCTACTACCCAGAACCTCATTTTGACCTACCAATCGAAGAAGATTGGGCAAAATTTGACTTTGTAGACGCTAATGGAAACGTCCAAAAGGGACAGCTTGCCATAAAAGGAACCATCGACCTTGTTACCTTGGTTAACGATGATACAATCGAGGTTGTTGACTGGAAAAGCGGTCGTCGCCTAGATTGGGCCACAGGAGAAGAAAAAACCTATAAAAAAATGATGAATGACCCCCAGTTGTTACTATATTTTTATGCTATGTCTAAGATGTTTCCAGAGTTTTCAAACAGAATTATGAGTATATTTTTCTACAAAGATATTGACGGAAAAATAGACCCCGTTCCTTACAGTTTTTGTTTCGATAAAAGTGACGAGGATAGATTCTTGGAAATGCTCAGAAAAAGAGTGCAAGAAATTAGAAAAAACGTCAAACCCTCCGTATTAGACCCTACTAGAAAAGACTTTAGATGTAAGTATTTATGCCATTTTTGCAAGAATTCTTTTGAGGGAGAGACGGATAGTATGTGTATAACTATAGAGAAGGAGTTAGTGCAGATTGGCATTGACGAAGTAGTAAAAAAACGAACTGCTCCAGACTTTAACATTGGATTTTACGAGGCACCCGGATGATGAAAAGACGAGATTTTATTAAATTAGGAGCGACAACATTTGCTTATGGAAATGTCACGGCGACTTACGCAGATGACAAGAAGAAGGACGATACCGCAGTATTATTCCTTTTTCTTGGCGGTGGCGCTAGTCATATTGAAACTTTTAATCCTGTACCATTTGCTCCTGCTGACCGGCGATCTGTAACCGGAGCTATAAAAACCAACGTAGCAGGGGTGGAGCTAGGAGGTTTGTTTACAGAACTATCTAAACGTACAGATAAAATTGCAATCCCAAGAGCGTTTGGTCACAGAGATCAGAACCATGCTTCCGCTGTCCATTGGATGGTTACAGGCGAGGCTAATTTCGGAGCGGGAACAAGCTCTAAGTGGCCTAGCTACGGGTCTATGATGAGTAAGCATCACGGAGTAAACACTGATGACGGGTTGCCCACATATGTCAAGCTAGGACAGTACGACCACAACGGTGCTGCGTGGCTTGGTGGAAAGTATACGGGTTTTGATGCAACAAAAGAAGGCAGAAAAGACCTTAGATTGTTGGGACAAAGCGAAGATTTCCACCGTAGATTACAGGCTTTAAATGTAATTGATAATAATTTCTTAGCAAAAGACCAGCAAATGTCTAAAGATTGGCGAGATCTGCGGAATCAGTCGGTAGATATTATTCTTG